TGTTAATCGGTAAATTACCCAACCATACATCCCCAATGTCCCTATTAACCCCTCTTCGCACACCCGCGAAAGTGCGCGTGAGGTACTCTGAGATGACACCCTCGTCTAGTCGGCTATTGTCGCGACCATCAGAATTTTCCGTGTGAAGTGCGAATGTTTGAGAGGAGAGACCCTCTTCTATGATTGAATAGACAGTCTCAAAATCATTCACGAAGCACAAGAGTTCCAAATACGTACCACTGAAAATCCCCATTTCTTAGTACATGCTGTACCCTTTTAAGTCGAGTACTTAGGTTTTCGTAGCTTAAAGTTTTGACGTCTTTCAGATGTATAATGTCTCTTGAAACCGACTACACCACCGTGCCCGGGCAGATCTTCGCCTGCCTTTCTATCATCGGACCAGAGGCGCCCCAGAAGAGTGATAAGTTTGGTATTAAGATTCGTGGTGCCTTTGGGACTCGTGACGAGGCGGCGAACCATGCGAAGCGTCTTCAGAGGGAGGATCCCACTTTTGATATCTACGTGGTTGATATGTACAAGTGGTTGTTGATCCCACCCGATCCCACAAAGATCGAGGACGTTCATTACACGAACGAGAAGCTCGAGGAGATTATGTCTGGATACAAGGAGAATCAGGCTCAGGCTGCGCGCATGTTCAGTGAGCGTAAGGCTGCCATGACTGCCGGTACAAACCAATTCACTCCCGGTGATGAGAACTCCAAGTTTTATACTAAGCCCGACGAAGCGCCTATTTCTCACCCTGCTGAAGTTCTGGAGCGTCTCAAGAAGGAGAAGCCCGACACTCCCATGGAGGATCTCGTCAAGGAGGCTGATGCGATTGTCGCGATGGAGGTTATGGAGCGTCAGAAAAAGCGTGAAGCCGAAGCTAAGCTTGAGGATGTGAAGGAAGAACCTGAAGAGGAGGAACAATAAAATATAAACTTATAATAAAACAAATGTTCAGAATTATTGTCACGATAATTCTGGTAAGTGCCTTCTTTATTTTGTTTTTTAATCCAACGTTTGAATTACAAAACAAAACAGATTCGAAATCTAAAGTCAGTACAACTGCTGGTTTTATTGAGGATACAGATGACGCGTTCATCAATCCGAGATACCCAACACAACTCATGAAACGAGATGCATCGGGTGAATTACGTCCCATCTATGGGGATATAGGTAAATTTGTCCCATACTCAAGTGTACCGGAGGATCACTGGCTGCATGGTTTTCCCCATGAAAAAGCCTAAAAGAAACACTGCGAATGCGATAATCCAAGTGGATTTATCAACACTCTCGAACAAATCAAACTTGCCATTCTGAGGAGGTGGTGGTGACATCTGAGGAGGCTGCATAGGATAATCCATGTAATATGGTTGTTCCTCCTGTACAGGCTCGTCATTATTATCGTTATTTAAAGGATCGACAGTTGGGTTATATTCAATTGGATTTCCGATATCAGTCTCCATTTTCTAATTATAGTTCTGTTTTTTTTAAGCTTCTTCTGACTCACTTTCACTTTCGTCATCGACTACGAAATCCTTGAGGTTCCCATTTTCATCAGCATCACTATCATATTCATCTTCAGTTTCATCGGAATCACACTCTTGTTCAGTATCTATTTCAGAATCAAAGTCGGTATCATGATCATCCACATCATAATCATCTACAAGATCAGTTTCAGTGGGCTGAAATAGATCAGGTTTCTTTATCTTACGACCGGAACGAGTAATCATTTAAGTTCTATAAGTTACTTTTGTTTAAGTACCTTTAAAATGTTCTCAGTCAAACAGTGCTTTCTTGATACATTCTTCTTACAAACTGGACACTTTTGTACAATTTCTTTACCCTTGATGGTGTAAGACATAACTGCAGTGTCGTGATTACCTTTGATTGTTTCGCAATAATTCGAGTTTGTTAGTGCCACGTAAGATGTATTATCTTTAGTGATATTCACCACCTGTAAATCTTCCGGTCCCCGCATGTACTTACGAATGAAAATACCGAGAGGTTCTTTTATCAGATTGTGTTTTACTTGTGGTTTTTCGACTTTCTGTTTAATTTCGGGACACTTCGAGATATCCTCCTTTTTAGGATACAGGTGTTCTACGATCTTTGGTGACAGTTGATGTCTTCGACCACAAAAATCTTTACAAAAACCATTGCGCCTTCCCCTGAGTGTTTCACATACACAAAAACACTTTTGAAGAATTGTATTGCCACTGATGATAAACCAAACATGATTCGATCCATGTTCTCTTTTGAGATTTTCACAATATTTCGATGTAGTAGAGACAAGGTATGTATCCTTCTTCTTGAAGATTTTTGGAACATAAGCATTGCCCTGACCCTCCATATTCGTTCGAATGAACGTCTCAATCATATTTTTGAGTTCGTCATCATATACTTCATCTTTAGTTTGAGCAGCTGTGAAAGAACCTTCCTTGACAACCGTGGAAGGTGATTCAACATGAATCGTCTGTGGTTCATCCGTTCGAACAACAGCCATTTTCAAAATCTCTAGAGTTGGTTCTTGTTCAATTCGCAAAATGGCACTCAATGGTGGTCCCGGTTTGTAAATGAAAAATGGTAGATATGCAAGCTGATCAATTTTCCCTTTATCACAGTCTGAACATCCCCGTCCTTCACATGTCACATGTTTCGCCTTTTTATACGACCACGGCATACGAAATCCACTCCCCTTTGTCTTTCTATTTGCGTTACCATACACGGCAGCGTCTATGATATCGTTCCAATCCGTCTTTCTCCCCTTTGCCTTCGAGAGTGCTACGAGAATGTGTTCTCTGAGAGCGTTAGCAGATTGTTGATCCACGACAAACCCTGGCCAGTTCAGATGAACCCCAGTTTTGATGAGTTCTCCACATTGTTTGGGTGGTGATATCGAGATGAGACATTCTTTACCACCGTGGCGCTTCACTTTGTCACAAATAACTTTACAAATATCCTTAATCTCTTCAAGATCTAGAGATGTCGTGTCTTTGTAATCGATATCGACGAAAAAATTGTACGTGTCCGTCTTCTGTTCAACTACATAGAGACGCTCACCGCGTTTCACGGCTTCGACGTACTTCTCATGGAAAGTATTCAATTTATCAAATGGCACGGAAAGGACACCACCGTCCATGAGCACATGTGATAGATTGGCTGCATTATTAAATTTTTGAGCTGCACACCAACTCTTAAACATATCTGAATTGAGACTCTAATCTCTAAACCACCTCATACAAGAAACATCGTGAAATTCTTTTCCCTGGGAAAGCTCCTTCTTTATAGTTAAAAGTTCATAAACCGTCCTGACCTCATTTTCCTTAATCCAATCCTCAACTTCTTCTTCACAGAGACCTCGATTCTTTTCAAGAAGATCTCCAATTTGACGTAAAATATAAGCCTTAGACTTCATTATTTTATAGAAAAGGTTTTTCTATTCAAAGAACTTATACACGAGTAGAACTGTGGATTTTTGATTACGTTATCTATGATAAGTTTCCAACGCTTTCGTGAATTAAACTCCTCCAAGGTATCATAACTCATGAAATCGTTTTCATCATATGTTTTTTTGATTGGTTGCTTCATAAACTTTTTTAGATTTGTTTTATGTTTTTCTTCATAAAACTTTTTAATTTGTTGTTGTTGTTCATTTCGGTTGTAATTGACGAAGAATATAAAGACATTGTATTCGAGATCCACTGTAGAACTCTCTTTAACTGTAAATTTGAATTCGGTATATTCACCTTGCTTTAGGGAAACAACGCCACGTGTCTCTTCCTCTAACTCCCTGAGAGCACAACGGATAGGGTTGAATATTTCTCTTCGCCTGCACCCCCCTGTGACAAAGATCCAATCCTTAAATCTCCAATCCCTTACCGTGAGAAAACGTGGTTTCCCATCAGCAAAGCTAACCGGTACTGCAATCGCCTTGTACTTTTTCATTGCGCATTCGCAAGTTATAATAAGAAGATATGTTTATTCCTCGGATTTTTCATCTTCCTTCTTCTCCACCACGGGGGGTGGTGTGGGAACAGGGGCAGGGGTGGGGGCAGGGGCGGCAACAGGCTCGGGGGCACTGAGATGTCGAATCACCTGAGCAGAAAAACTCTTGAATGTGTTCATCTCTTCCTTCGTTTTGTTAAGTTCTCTGAATAGAAAGATGATACCAACTGCACACACGATGGTGGCGATCAACATTGCAGTGTCACGGTTAATGGGAATCATATACTTGTGTCTGCAATTTTCTTTTTAAGCAATTACACCCATCTTTGTTTTACCAGTGGAAGGGCACTCATATGGACTCTGGGCAAATTGAACGGCTTGGTAATGCGTAGATTCACACGATTTGTCTGTTGGTGGTGTGGGGTGACCAACAAACTTTTCGAGTGTCCTGGACTTAGGATCGTACGTCAATACAAAAACGATGGCTAGGAGGAAGACAATCTTCCAAATCATTTATTAATTAGTTAGAATATAAAAGGCCACCCATACCATTTTCGATACGGAGGACGTTGTAATTCACACCGTAGATATCCTTGTCCGAGTTGGCAGTATCGTTGATGATACGAGCCGAATCGAGGCGGGAAAAGTTGAGGGAACCAGTGGGCTGGAGCTTACCGGACTCGAGGCAGAAGGGGTAGAAGAAGAGCTTGGTACCTGGGCTCGAGTTGCCGTGCGAGGTGTGGTAGTAGAGAGGCACAGTGGTGAAGTTGGGATCAGCAAACTTGTAGTCAGCCACGTCGGTACCGTTAATCTGGAGCTTAAGCTTGTTACCCGCAGTGCTCACCATAGTGACAGCCGAAGCATCACCAGCGGCGAGGTACTTGACAGGGTGGTTGAAGTTGAGCTCCTGAATCTTCGAACCAGAGGCGACCGCCTTCTGGACCTGGGTCATGATCATGTTCTGGGGGGAAGAGGCGAACATCTCACGCTCCTGGGTATCGAGGTACGCGTAGTTGGCATAAACCTCCCACTTGCTCGCAGCAGCCTCAGTGCCCCAAGTGATGCGAAGCTCAACATCGTGGTACTGGAGGGAGATGAGAGGGAGGGCGGACTGCCAGTTCTCACAGAAGGAAAAGCGGAGAGGGTAAAACTTAACAGAGCTGGTACCGTCGTAGAGACCACCGGAGACCGCCTTGGAGGAGGAGTAGGCAGAGAGGGTGGGGGCGATGAGGGTCGAGTAGGTAGAGTCCTGGTCATCGATCACCTGGCCACCGACGAGAAGCTCCACCTTGGAGATCACGGTGGTCCAATCAGTGAAGGCATTAGCGGCAGAGCCATCACCCTTGATAGGCATGAGATAGACGTAGCCGAGCATGTCACCCTTGCGCTCGAAGCGGACGGTGGACATACCGTTGTTCGAGACGTTGCCCTGAATGACCTGACGCTCGACAGTTTGGGAGAAGTTCGTGTGACGCTTGTACGTCGAACGGAAAAAGCTGACTTCGGGCTGACCGACGAGGTGCACATCCTGAGCACCGACAGCGACGAGTTGGGCGATACCACCAGACATTTTATATTATAGTGAGAGTTTATTTTTAAGCTGACTTAAAAAAACGTTGGGACTATAGTCAAATGAACTCCAAGTTATTTGAAGAACTCGGAGTAAGTAATAAGGAACAATATGAAAAAAGACCACATAATCAAATTTTCGTGTTTGATGATGTGATTTCAGAAGAGCTTTGTCGACAATTTATACAACTCATCGATAGTAAAGCTGTTGATGGAACTCGATTGAATAAAGATACGAATGTCAAGTGTAAGTCACTTTATTTAAATAATTTGGAAGAACCATATTTGAATAAGAAACTAGTAAATATCATGTCTTCACTTTCTGAAAAGATGAAAGAATTTGCTATACATACACACAGTGACTGTGGATACCTTCTTCGAAAAATACATGGACCAACTGATTTTCATGCAGATTCTATGGTTGATTTTACTCACAATACGTCTACACCTTCAAACCAGATTAGAAATTTGACAGTTACATTTGCACTGAATAGTGATTATGATGGTGGTGAATTTTGTTTTCCGTGTCAAAATTTCAAAATCAAAATGAAAAGAGGCCAAGTTATTGCGTTCCCCCCATTTTGGACACATCCACATTACACGAATGAACTTCGTAATGGTACGTACAGATATACTATCAATACCTGGATGCATGGCACTTAACCACAGTGATACGTACAACCCACAAACGCCGCTTTACATGAAGCATTGGATTCATCCACAATATTCCCATCCATGTCGAGATATCGAATCTTATATTCCAGTTCAGTCTCACCTGGGACATCCTCTAGAATGACAACACCATTTTCATCGAGGTCATCTACATATTCATCCACTGTTATCACCTCAAAATCCTCTCTCATTCTTTCGGGTGGTGGCTTTTCATACGGGCGCTTGTCTACACTTCGAGTTAGATATTGGTCTCGGAATTCTGAAGTATAAGCCGCAGCGTTTGATTCATCGAGGGTGTTATAATCAGCGAGTGATATAGGGGGTTCACCAGTTTCTGTATTAAAGAATTCCTGAATATTTTGCATCTTTCTCTGGTCTTCTGGGGTATCTTCATATACTTTGTACTCCACTTCTTCGTATGCTCCATATTTTACCCAGTACTTGTTCGTTTTAAAAACCTTCCTGTGTCGTTTTACGGGTATCGTCTCAGGATTGAAATCACAGCTCATCGTGATTTTGGCGACTGTGTAGTTCGCTAGGAACTCACTGTCTTGCTTCATACCATACCCACTTACATTGGAACTTGTGATGTAATCACCATTTTCCAGGTTTCCGTTCAAATCTGTCACCCATATAGCACCCTCACCTAATGAGTTTACGCGTACCCTATCGCGTAAGGTGTTGCTGAACTTTTTGTTTGGGTCATCGTCTACCTCCAAATCACCGCAGTCATCACATGGTGAATTGTTAGGTGCATTTGATATAACACCAAATACACTCTTATCATAAGCCTTCTCAGAGAGTTTTATATACGGCAGAGATTCGTTTATTTCTATGGCTTTCTGCCCCACTTGTGTTACACCTGTGCGGTGATTATAGGATTTATACCCTGTATCTGTGGGGCATACAATCAGACCCGCATATGTAGATACATTACTCTTCAAGTCGTAATTGTCGGGAACACCTGCGTGCTGTCCAGTGAATAATGATACCCCATCGATGATGACTTTATATTCTGAAGCCAAGGAACCCTTCCAGTACAAAACTACATCATCTGCATTATTTGCATTTGGCACAGGCATCAACATAGATGGAGCCGCGAGACCTTCTAGCATCTGTGTAGCGTTGGTATCGTTTGCATGTGCACCTTCAGCTATCATCAGTCCACTCGAGTTGGCGTAAGAAGTAAACGTGTGTAAGGCTAAAATTGGGGCTCGCGTTCCTATACCAACCTGACCATCATGCTTGAGTATCATTCTTGGGACGAAAGTGGGTGTACTGGAGGCGTAGCTGGTAGATGTTCTATCGGCTACAGTGTCCACATAACCCCACTCAATACCAGTCGCACCAGAAAAGCCGTCGAATGGTTTAACGTAATGTTGGTACATACCCCATTGAAAAAGGTCATTGGAACTGGTGGTACTGAAAAGCAACCCAGAACTACCATTCGTTGTATCTACTGCGGTTCCAGAGAAATACCCACCCCTCACAAAACTCAAGTATGACGTATTTGCTGATCCCAAGTTATTTGGTATGATTGCTGAACTAGAATTCTCATCCCCATTAGAACAAAGTGTTATGTGACGCTTAACCAAGACATTACCAGAAACTTCTAACTGACTGGATAAGTTCCTCCTTCTAAATTTATTTATGGTAAGACCAGGGGAGTTATCATAATTCTCAATCACCGACCCATACTTGACATCCAACAATGTGGGACTCGACGGTTCTGTCGGTAGGGTGTAATTCTGTGCCCGTACATAAACGGTATAATTACCATCCCTAGTCGGCCTAAACCATACATCGTACTCACTAGTGCCGTTCGCTTGCCAGAGAAATCTATAGTTAGCAAATTTAGACATATTTATACCCGACACTAGAGGGGGGGTATCACTGCTACTTCCATACATCTTAGCCATGGTGTATTTTGACCCCGAACCCAGAGCAGTACCTGAATCATTGATGTTAAATTCTGCAGGTGTAGCGTTTACACTAAACCGACCGAGATAGTTATCAGAATCGGCCGAAATGTTACCGAAATAGCGTTGAGCATTGTATACTAGAGAATGACTAGCGTGCATTATGAGTCGATATTGGGTACCGTTGTCGACTTCGATATTCCCGTTTACTTCCAGAGCAGAACCCGGACTCGTCGTCCCGATGCCGATGTTGCCACCCGCACCGAGCCACATACCACCGAGGTTCGTGGGAACATCCGACTCATGAATCCATATACGACCAATTCTCATGTAATCTCCACCCGCGGGAGTCCATGGCATGTAGAAACGTATTTTCGCATTTGTGGAGGTTTCGAGAATATACGGGGAAAGGTCGGCTGACACCATCGTAAAACGTTCATTAT